CGAACGTCGCCTGATCTAGTTGTAGATTTTAAACCTCGACCAATTGCATGACCTGCATCTAATTCAATGTATCCATTGTTCAATAAATAATTCTGTCTATGGTCAGCATCCGCATAACCAATTCGACCCTGATTGTCTTCGTATAGCACACCAAAAGCAGAATTGGCAATTAAAGCTGCAATGTTATAAATAGTATCAGCATTAGATGATCGATTTTCCATTTCATACAAACCTGTATCAATTTCGCCTAATCCCGCATTCTCAGCATTAGCCCATGTTGTTGTTGCATCATAACCAGCCCAAGTTTCACCAGCTGGCACTTCATTCCATGAGTTCAATAACAAATCATCTAATAAATCTAAAATTTGTTCGCCGTCTAATTCTTGAGTTAAAACGCCATCGGTTACTGTTTTTTGTAATTTAGCTAATGCTCCAACTGCAATAATTGTGTAACGAATTTCAGTTGCAGCTGCTCCAGCATTGGCAACTTCCACAGTTAAATCTGTTATATTGCCACCAAACAAACTGACATAACTGTTAGTTGAATCTTTGACTTGCAATGCAATGCCGTCATTAATGGCAAAATTATAAGTTTGATTATTTACTGCTATAATGCTGATCTGCATGTAAGACGCAACTGGCTGCGAATAAATATCTTTACGTCCAGCATTATGACTAAGGTTTGCTAATGTAACGTTTGTGTAGTCAACTCCATTGACTGTTAATTTCCAACTAGGTGTAAACTCACTCATAACCCGCCAGCACGTCCATAAACAGTTGTTCCTCTAGCTGCTGATTGCGTAGCAGTATCATTTAAAACTCTGTTTAATCCTTCAGGATCTACGACTGCTCCAGATACATAAATGTTTGTAGTGTTGCCACCTTGTTGACCAAAAGGAGTTGCCCCAAATGGAACAGCTGTTGGAGTTAGTCTTTCAGCCTGTTGTTCTAATACTCTAAATTCTTTTGTTAATTTGTCAAATTGTGCCGTTGCTGCTTTTTGACTTATTCCATTAGTTGCCACTTGAAATGTCAATTCCGTAAAAGCATCATTAACTGCCGTTAATCTTTTAACTAAATCCGCTGCGCTCGTTGCACCTAAAATCCCAGTAGCACCTGCACCACCGCTAGTTGCACCCCCCGATATTCCACCGCCTGTAAATCCACTAGTTGCAACTGCACCTGCAACAGCACTTGCCACGCCTTGACCCAAGCCACTCAATTGACTAAATCCTGTGCCAGTTGCTCCAGCAGTTCCACCACCGCTAGTTCCAAATCCACCGATTTGTGGAATGTTGACTCCAGGAATTTTATTAACTGCTCTGATAATAAAATTAATTGCATCAATGGCTTTATTTACTATTCCACTAATTACACCCAATACATTTGAAATCACATTGATAACAACAGCTGCAATATCACCAACAACATTTAATGCTGCTCCAATAGTTGTTCCAATAATAGGCGCAAGTGATTTGACAACATCAAAAAATGATTTAAATTCGTCTATGTTTTCTCTAATTGCACCTTTGATATCATTAAACGCATTTATAGCACCATCGATAATTGGCAATAAAAATAATTTGATACCATCAATAAATTCAAATACGCCATTTCCTAAACCGCCTGCTCGATTACTAAAAGCATCGGCAACCCTTTGAATTACTGGCAATACATTTTCTGTGAAAATTTGAGTTAATTTCAAAACAATAGGCAATAAAGCTGTGCCTATTTCTGTGCGGATATTGCTCAGTTGAGCATTAAGGATTCTTTGTGAGTTAGCCAAACCATCGGACGTTCTGGCAAAATCGCCTTGAGCAGCAGACGTTTGTTGATAAATCAGTTCTTGAGCTGCAAGAACTTTTTGTTGCGGTGTTAATGCTTCCTTAGTAGTTTTAATTATGCCTAACGACAACGCAGCTTGTCTTAAACTGGCATCGTCTAGTAAAACACCATATCTACGCAACGGCTCTGTTTCGCCTCTTAAAGCTGCTCCAATTGCTTGAATTGCGTCCTCTGGCGACGTGTTATTAAAAGACGCTAAATCAGATGCTAATGTTGTGAAATCGGTTGAGAATTTGACCAGATCATCTCCAGCTAATCCAGCAGACTTTCCAAAAATAGCAAATGTTGACGCAGCGTCTAATGCTTGCTGTTTAGTTTGACCAAGTGATTGAGCTGCTGATTCGGCAAATGCTTCGATCTTTGATGCGCTGTCACCAAATAAAACACCAACCTTTGAAACCGATTCTGATAAATCAGATGCGGCTTTAACGCCATCAATTGCAACTTTAATTGCAAATGCTCCAACAGCAGCAGTTGCAGCAGCTAAAGCCAGTCCAGCTTTTTTGCCAAACTCTCCTAATTTATCGCCTAAAGTTTGAGTCTTTTTTTCTGACTCATTCATGCCTGATAAAAAGTTTTTTGTTTCCGCAAGAATTTCAAGTTTTAGGGTGCGAAAATCCTTAGCCATTAGTTACCCCAAACTTTCACAACGTCATTCATTTCATTAGTCCAACGCTCGGTTAATTCAGGCTGAACGTCGCGAAGTGTCGGATAGATAAACCAACCTCTTGACCCTGCGCCATAGCGACCTGACCAATTTGGAAATTGTTTAAATCTTGTTGATCCAAATTCAAGTCCTCGCCATAGTATTTGAGTTGTTGCTCCACCACTAAAACGCTGACGAGCGAATCCGTATGACAAACGACCAGTCTTTGATGTCCTTGATACTGTGGCACCATCCACAACTCTTTTAACGGCTGCACCTGCTTTTTCGCGTTTAGCTCCCGCTGAAGCAATTTCATTTTTTGTGAAAACAGCCAAATCATAAGAAACAGTTTTAGCCTTTTCGGTTGCATCTTCGCCCATAAGAGAAAAAGTTTTGGCAAGTTGGCGCAACTCTTTTTTGGAGAATGCACTAAATTCAACCTCTGCCATTCCTTTTCTCCAATATCTCTAAAGCTGTTAAAATGTCGTCTGCGTCAGTCCATTCGCTCATCGGTATTTGTGTTGCAATTGACAACTCAACCAATAATCTGCTTACGCTTCCTGCGGGGTGGCTTTTGGGGAAACATCACCGACTATAACATCTGTAACTGTTTCGCTCCATACATCATAGGCTTTAACTGGCTTTCCAGCCGCTTCGCGCTTATGTGCATGATAAGCAAGAAACATAAGATCACTAATGCCCATTTTTTCTTGAGCTTGAGCAATTGTGTGTCCTGTCTGCTTCTCCCATTTTTGCCACTCTGGGGGCTGAGCAATGTATGTTGCTTGCTCCCCAGAGCTATATTCAATTGTAATTGGTAGTTTCATTAGTTGCTCCCGTTTCTATTTTTTAACTAAATGACTCTGCTGGCACTCCAATAACTTGGAATGTAAAAGATACAGTCTGTGCATCATTTCCTGCACCGCCTGCTGATGGCCATGATGGTAACACTTGGAATGTAAAGACTGCACCTGATGCAGCTGTAAATACTGTGCTGATTCCTGTGTTTGGTGCTGACTCTGTAACGCCCCATAGAATCTCGCATAGAGATCCTGCTGCTCCCCAGTCAGATAGCATTTCGACAGCTAGTGTGAAATCATTGTCAATAACTTTGTAGGCTTTGCCATCTAAAGTTTCGTATGTTTGGCGATTTACTTCGCCAGTCAAAATTGCGCTTGTTGCTTGTGCGTCGAAAGTGTTACCACCGATGGTGAAGGTAACATCCCGACCAGTAATTACTGTGGTAGCCATTTCGCTCCTTAGGTTGTTTGTGTGTAATAGGTTGAAACATTAATGTCAGATATCAACATTGTTGATGCTCCAACACTTTGAACTGTTGGTCTTTCGACCGCTCCGACAATGTATCCATTTGGAATGACTGCCAGAATACTCATAATTAGTTGCTCGATATTATCTAAAGATGCTGGATTGCTGTTGTATGCAACCACAGCAGAAATAGTTAAATTAATTTTGACTCTTACTTGACTTTTGCCAATTGTTTCAATTTCCAAATAGGGTGAATCTGGCACAAAAACAGCAGCGGGAGGCATTACAGACTCAGGCACATGATTATAGACATTTGCTGCAACTCCAGCTAAAGCTGTTGCAAGCGGTTGTCTAACTGCTGAAAGAATTGTTGATGCTGGCATTATTGTGCCATTGTTTCGGTGTCAATGTATTGACCCAACAACCCAACACATTTATTGAAAAGCGATCTCCCCATGCGAAATGGCGTAGCAGCAAAATCGATACCCTCTATTTGTCCTCCACCTGCAAGTCTTGACTGAAAGACTTCAAGTGCGACTGTGTAGATAGCTGATTGAACAGCTGCGTTTCCCACATAAGTCGATCCACCGCTGAGGGAAGCAACTCCCGATGGGATGACATTTGCTTCAAGTATGTCAGCATTTGTGATCGATGCCGAAAAGGTAGTAGATGAGAGATTATCGGCCAAAACTGTTCGTGTTCCGTTGTAGGGGCTGAGGCAGCCTGTGATGACGACTGATTGTCCTTCGGTAAATTCATGAGCTCCTACTGTCGTAAATGTTGCAACATTATCATTAAGAACTGTCTTTTGTATAAAACTTTTGTAAGTTACTAGCATTGGAAGAACGACGGCCTCTGTCGTATCTAGTATTTGATCTAAGTATGCGTCATTATAGAGAGATGAAGATACCCCGAGCACACCACGAAACTGTGTGGCAGTTACTATTGTAGGCACGAAATATCTCCATCTCTTACTCCCATTAATGGATGCCTAAGATCGGGAGCAACCTTAGGCACTCAGTTAAATTAAGCTATGTCTAGCTTGCGGAATGCTGTTGGGTAGCGATTGACTACACAAACATATCCGTAAAGACCGATTTCAACGCGTCCATTGGCCACGATATTGGCACGTAGCTCAAAAGTTCCACTCTCATGGAATCGCATTGCAGCGGATGGGTAAACCATTGCAACTTTTGCGTTGCCTGTGTTACCTGTGTAGTTTGCGTCAACTACCAAATCAAGACCAGCCACAGTTCCATTTGTTGAACCCTGTGTAATTAAGCCAGCAGCATTTTGAGAAATAGCAGCTGCAAATAGTGGTCGATTGCTTCCATCAACTGCGCCAAGCAAGTTAGCAAAATCAATGTTTACATAACCACCTGAAGGTGCAACTAACAATTTGTTTGGTGTAAAGCGCATAACATTATAAGAATCTGCAATACCATCTGCAATTGACTTATAAATTGTTGAACCAGTAGATGAATCAGCTCCATCTGCTGCAATTCGTGCTGCATAAGCATCTGTCTTTTGTGCATAAGATGCAGCCAACTCCCTGACAAGGAGGTCTAGGAAGCTTGGGTCTGATCTGTCAAGAAGCTCTACGTTTACGACGTTAGCTCCTGCGAACTTAACAATTGTGTCTTCTTGGAAAGTTACAGCTGTGTCTTGAGATGCAAACTCAACACCTTCAGCGGTTTGACCTACAATTGCCTGAGCACCTAGCACAGGAGTAAAAATCTTAAGTCCTGTTGCAGGTAAAGCTGCGCGCTCGATTGAATCGATAAATGGACGTGACGCATCAATTACACCAATTACATCTCGAAGATAATTTGGTGGAACCATGCCTGTGTTCTCTGAAGTTGTTGCAATTTGTAATGCTGCAACTAAGTCGCGAGCATCGGTGTCGCCTTGAATTGCACGAACCTGTGCGCTTAGATATTGACCAGCTGTTACGTTTGTGTCAACACGTGGCTTTGTGTATGCCACATAATTAGCTG